TCACAAGCACAGCAGCGCCCGCTGCTCATCCCACAGCAACGGCGTGCCAGACGCCAGGTCAAACAAGGTGACGTGGTCTGGCAATGACTCGTCCAGGATGGCAGCCACGATGTCAGGTGCCAGCGTGGTGAGGTTCACCATCCGACTTACGTAGGCCCGGTCCATCCCTTCCATCTCTGCAACCTCGGCCAGATTCCTAGCCTTGCCGGACTCCAGGATGGCCAGCCATCGATGCCCACGGACCAAGGCCAATTGCATCGGGGTGGGCTGGTTGTCCCAGGCACGCGGCTGCAAGGCGGTGCCGTCGGGCAGGGTCACCGCCTTGCGCCGTCCGCGCCTCGTGATCCTGATCGGGATGGTCACGTTCAGGCTGCCATTGCTGGCGCTGACCACGTCGGCATTCCCGGTCGCTCTGATCCTGATCTCGTTCATGCGGCCACCTCAACTTCTTCTTTGGCGGCTGGCAGATTCAATTCAGCGGCTAGCCGATCCAGGCCATTCGGCATGAACTGCACTTCGATGTTGTGGGGCGTGACCACCACTTTCTTGATCAGCAGGCGGACGATGCGCTCTTGCTCTGCCGGGAACAGCTGGTCCCAGATCTTATCGATCTGCAGCATGGCAATGCACACCTTGCCTTCATCCACCTCTGGATCCCGGGCCGTTATCAGAGCTGCCACCCGGGTCTTGAGATCGGGCGCGCGCAGGATCCTGCGCATCTGCGCCACCACGTTGGCCTCCAGCTCGATTGCCGGCAGCCGTGGCAGACCGGACGCACCGGCGTGCTCTTTGTTCTCTCGCGTGTGGATGTAGTACCGGTACAGCTTGCCGGTGCCTTTGCGACTCCAGGCCACCGTCAAGGCTCGCCCATCTGCGCCCTGGACGATGCCCTTGAGCAGGAAGGGAATGGTGGCGCGGGTGTTGTTGCCCCGGGTGCGCGGGCTGACTTTGAGGACGGACTGCACAGCCTCCCATGTACTGGGCTCGATCAGCGGCTGGTGGTCGCCTTTGAACCATTCTTCCTTGTGCCGCAACTCGCCCAGGTAGGTCCTGTTGCCCAGGAGTTTGTAGATCAGCCCCTTGTCGATCAGCTTGCCCTCGCGGACGTTGCCGTCCTTGGTGGTCCAGGCCTTGGACGTGACGCCGTCCATGCGCAACTCCTTCATGAGCTTGGTGGTGGAGCCCAGTTCCACGAACCGCGTAAAGATGTGCTTGATGATCTTGGCCTCCCGCTCATTGGGGATCAGGCGCCGGTCCTTCACGTCGTAGCCCAGCGGCGGCACACCACCCATCCACATGCCCTTGCGTTTTGACGCCGTGATCTTGTCGCGGATGCGCTCACCTGTGACCTCGCGTTCGAATTGCGCGAAAGACAGCAGGACGTTGAGCATCAGCCTGCCCATGGATGTGGTGGTGTTGAATTGCTGGGTGACCGATACGAACGACACGCCAGCACGCTCAAACACCTCGACCATCTTGGAGAAGTCGGCCAGGCTGCGGGTCAGGCGGTCGATTTTGTAGACCACCACGATGTCGACGCGACCGTCCTCAATGTCGGCCATCAATCGGCGAAGGGCGGGCCGCTCCATGTTGCCACCTGAGAAGCCACCATCGTCGTAATCGTCGGCCACCGGAATCCAGCCTTCGCTGCGCTGGCTGGCGATGTAGGCATGGCCGGCTTCCTTCTGGGCGTCGATGGAGTTGAAGGATTGATCCAGGCGTTCATCGCTGGACACGCGGCAGTACACAGCGCACCGCTGGCGGCGTTTGAGAACCTCGCTCATTTGCGTGCTCCCTTCTTCGCGGCCGGCTTGGACGGTGCGTTGGCCTTCAGTCCAAAGAAAACGGGGCCCGACCATGCCGTGCCGGTGATCTCCTTGGCGATGCGCGAGAGGCTGCGGTACGGGCGCCCCTCGAATTCATACTGGCCGTCGACCGTGGCCATGACCTGGTATTCCTTGCCCTGGTACTCGCGGGTGAGGAGCGTGCCAGCCATCAGATGGAAGTCGCGTTCCAGTTTCTTGTTCTGGCCCAAATCCATGATCGCCTGGATCCGGCGCTTGTTGCGGTCGATCATGTTGCGATCGATCTTGCGGAACTCGATTTCCTGCAGCCGGAAGGCCAGGCGGCGCTCCAGGAACTGGCGGTTGTGGGTCGGCGTGTCTTTGCCGAACAGGTCTTTCCAGAGCGCTTTAATGTCGATCATCGACAGGTCGGGCAATCCGGCGATTTGCGCCAGCACCGAGGGCGACGTGACGTATGGTGATTGCGTGGTGGTCATTTGGACTCCGTGACTTTGGTTGACGGGTCCGTATGAACGCTCTGGTGGCCGGAATAGCCAAGTCCTAAATGGCTCTTGGAGGCCGCATTTGCGGACTTCGCGACAGATTGATCCCACACACGGGAAATGCCCCTTGCCAGCAGGGCAGCCACCTCGTCCATGCGCTCTGACACGGTCATGGATTCGGGCGGGCGGCGTTTGATTTCTTGCATTGGTTGCCAGTCCTTGATGTTCAACGATCGAAGGAAAAAATTGTCCCCGGGGGACCATGGCAAGGCCAGCGGGAGGTTTGGGACAGGTGCGGAAGGTTGAGGGCAATTGCCAAAACCAGACCAAAAGTTCACTCCGGACGCCATCGGTTGCATGGAGAACGAACGTTCTCTACAATGGGTGCCGTGAAGAAAGCCATCAACGACCACGAACACCTTGCCACGCTGCAAAGCTACTACGCCGAGCACCGGGTGCTGCCGTCTTACGCCCGTCTGATGAGCCTGCTTGGATTCGCCTCCAAGTCGGCCGTCAAGAAGGTGTTGGAGCGGCTGGAGGGCATGGACATGCTGGAGCGCACCCCCGATGGGGACTGGGCACCAAGCGAACGATTTTTTGATCGCGCCATTGCGACTCAGCCTGTACCGGCCGGCATGCCGATTTCAGCCGACAACGATGTTCATGAGCAGATCACCATCGATCGCTTCCTGATTCAGCAGCCCAACAAGACAGTGCTCATTCGGGTCAAGGGCGACAGCATGGTGAACGCCGGCATTCACGATGGCGATCTGGCTGTCGTGGAGCGCAAGACCGAAGCCACGCAGGGAGATATCGTGGTCGCGGTCGTTGATGACCAATTCACTCTAAAAACACTTGCACGAGACAAAGACGGATATCACCTGTTGCCTGCCAATCCGAATTACCCAGTGATTCGGCCCAACGGCAAGCTCGAGATTTTTGGCGTCCTGGTTGGCCTTGTGCGCAAGTACCAATGAGGACCCATCACTTTGAAAATCTTTTCTCCAGCCCACTTTCTGCGCCATGTCTCGATGCCCACGCTGCGCGAGTTCACGGACGCGCATCCGATTGCCCCCCGCCTGACCATTGACTGGGATAGTCCGCCCGAGACCTTGCCTGCCATGGTCAACGCGGCTATCGAAGCGCTGCATGCGTCGATGGGTGCAGACGGCATGTCCGACGAGGAAATGTCCGCGCTTGGGCAAGACTTGCACCTTTGGCATGACGACCTGCGACGGGTGCATCTGCTGTCCAACGATCTGGCCAGCAATGAATTTCATACGGCATGCGCTGCGGATCAGGAGGCGCTGGATGCTTTTGCCGGTCGTGACCCACGCGAACAGGCGCTGTGGGTGTTTCACGCCCGTGATCACTTGTTCCGTGACGTCGAGTTGCATCTGGCCTTCCAGGCGAAGGCCAATGGCAAGTATTGGAAGAAGCACCGCATCGATGCTGGCCTGGACCTGACCAACGAGCGGGAGAAGTTGGAGGCGTTCAGCCATGAGGTGGCCAAGCTCTTCGAAAAATCTGGCGCTGGCAAAAGCACCCACATTGAGCAGAGCGTCCATGCTGCTGATGGCAGTGTGCAGCTGACCATCTATGTGGAAGGCCCGATCACGGCGCTGGCGCACTTCACCGAAAACAAGTTCAACCGGCAGACCACACGCATCGCCTTGGAAACTGCCGTTGTCTACCAGCCGGCTACCGGCGTTATCGAAAGCGTGGTCAAGGGCGGTTCCAAGAACCACCAGACCGTGCTGCAGTTGTTCGGCAAGCATGTGGTTGGCCGTGAGATCCAGCCTGAGGAAATCGAGAAGACCCGCTTCAAGCTCAATGAACTGCGCGAAGGCCTGGAGACCTTCGATGATCTGTCGTCCCTTGGGGTCGAGAAAATCCGTCTGCGCCGCGCACAGTTCCGGCCACGCGGCAGCACCGGCGTTGCCATTCGTATTGAGGCATCGGCAGAGCAGGATCAGGATGACGCGATCGAACTGGCCCGCAAGACGCTCAAGATCCAGCATTCATTTGAGACCGAATACGACCTCGACGGGGCGTCGGTCATCGTGTACCTGGCACCGGTGGATGGCCAGAAGCCCAAGCGTTTCAGCTTCGACCTGTACTCGACCGGGTCGTCCACCATCAAGAACCTGTCCGAAAAAAATCAGCCCATCGCCAATGCCGTGCTGCAGTCGCTCAATGTTATCGAAGCTGAGGAGGCAGCAGTTTGAGCGGCAAGCTGGTCAATGCCACGGGAGTGCTTTGCCGCCTGCTGGAGCAATCTAAACCAACGATCAACGGCGTGGCATTGCTCGGTGGAGAATTCGGCGAGGGTGGCCACGAGCTTGTTCGTGAACGCCTGCTGGTGCTCGGGCCTTCACTTTCCTACGTCACTTGCCCTGACTGCGGGATCGAGATGGCCCGCGTCGTCCGTTCCGTGGGTGTCGACCAGGTCCTGCTTTATTGCGATGAGTGCGGTGAAGTCGACGCCGATCGCGCGCTGCTCCAGACCTACACGGTCAGCCTGTCACGCTTTATCGATCGCATGGTCAGCAGCTTGGAATTGACGCCGTCCAATCGCAAGGCCATCGACAACGACATCTCGTGGCGCCTGGGTGTGCAGGAGCACAAGCGTGGCAAAGCGCAGACATGGTATTTCGCGCGGCACTTGAATGACCACACCGTGGCGCGTCACCTGCTTGATCAGATCCGTTCCGACAATGCCGCCCAATCCGCCAAGATCATCACCAGCACCGATGTGCCTTTGCCAGATGGCTCTCCGCTGGTGGGATACGACATCAAGAATCTGGCCGCCATTGCGCGCATGTCGCAGAACGTGTTCCTCTTGTTCGATGACAGGGCCGAGGTCACGGTTGCTCAGCCCGAGGAAGAACCGGCACCAGTCACATCGTTGCGCCATGTCCGTCACAAAGGGTGGGCCTATGTGGATGGCGTGAAGTACGAACTGGAAGGAATGCAGCAGAAGATTCTGTTGGCCTTGATGGATGCTCACGCCCATCGCCTGGAAGGCAAAGTAATCGCCGATCGTTGCGGCTCCGATGCATTTCCGTTTCAGCCGGCCAAGTATTTCGGCCGGAACAACGAGGTCTACAAAGCCTTCGCCAGGTACGTGCCCGGCGACAAGGTTTACAAGTTGATCATTCACCCTGAAGACGCGGACCTATTCTGACCCGCTAAATCTCTCCCATCCCGTTCCCAGAACCCGGTTCCTGTCCGCAGGAAGCCGGGTTTTTTGCATTTTGTTCGCACGAATTTGGTTTGCAGAACCTGTCTGCCGAATCTGCCGAATGGCTTCCAGAACCTGCCTTGAAAAACTGCAAGCACTGGTTAGCGCGGCTCCCAAGCCGCACGAAACAGAGCCTTTTTCACCTTCAAGGAGATTCAATTGCAACCCTCAGAACCCGTCCGTCATCTCAACCAGCGGCAGCTTGCCGAACGTTGGGATTTGAGCGAGGCCACCCTGGAGCGCTGGCGCTCCGAGGGCATCGGTCCCGTCTTCCTCAAACTGCAAGGCCAGGTCCGCTATCGGATCGAAGACATCGAAGCCTTCGAAGTCGACAGCCTGCGTCGGAGCACATCCACGCGTGAAGTGATCGGAGGTGCGGCATGAGCACCGATCTGACCTTCACGCCCGAACAGGTGCTGGCCACCCCGGCAGGCACGTTAGCGCAGCAACCGGCTGAACTGCTCTTCAGCATCAAGAACGCCGCCGCTGATTTGTTGGCCGCTGGCAAAGCCCTGAGTGATCACATTGATCAGGCCATCGACTTCAAGTGGGGCGAGCGCGCCCGCAACCTGCGCCACGACGCTGGCAAGGACACCGGGGTCGTGCATTTCGATGACGGCGATGTGCGCGTCTCTGCAGATCTGCCCAAGAAAGTCGAGTGGGACCAGACCCGCCTGGCCGACATGACACGTCGCATTGCCGAGAGCGGTGATGACCCCAGGCAGTACGTCGAGATCACCTATCGCGTGAGCGAGACCAAGTTCAACGCCTGGCCTGAAACCCTTAAGTCCGCATTCGAGGCTGCACGCACCGTCAAGACCAGCAAGCCCTCGTACCGCCTCGCCCTCATGAAGGAGTAATTGCCATGTTCTTCAAAAAGAAAACCACTGTCCAGAAGCTGCGTGAGCGTCCCGAATGGTACGTGCGCGAGCTGCCTGAAGAAATCTTTGTTCCGGCGCTTGATGGCCATCGTCCGGATGACATGACCGTCGCGCTCGAGGACGCCACGCTGGACGACCTGGCCTTTGCCATCGTCGGCATCGAAGCCCAGGTTGCCAAGGCACGTCGTGGCTTGAGCGGGCTGCGTGAACTGTATGAGCAGGCGCGCAAGCGTGGCGCTGCTGGGACCAACACCGTGGCCGAGGTGTTTTTCGGTGATGAGTTCGAGGAGGTGTCGAAATGAGCCTTCCCATCATCACCGCAGACCAACGCCTGGCTGAGCGCCGTGGCGTCAAGGGCGTGCTCGTCGGAAAGTCCGGCATCGGCAAGACCTCCCAGCTCTGGACGCTGCCCCCGGCATCCACGATGTTCTTCGATTTGGAGGCCGGCGATCTGGCCGTCGAAGGCTATGCCGGCGACACCATCCGTCCCCGCACCTGGCAGGAATGCCGCGACTTCGCCGTGTTCATTGGCGGCCCTAATCCGGCGCTCCGTGAGGACCAACCTTACAGCGAAGCCCACTACCAGGCGGTGTGCCAGCGCTTCGGTGATCCGGCCGTGCTGGATAAATACGAAACAGTGTTCGTTGACTCGATCACCGTGGCCGGCCGTTTGTGCCTGCAATGGTGCAAAGGCCAGCCGCAGGCCTATTCCGAGAAAACCGGAAAACCCGACAGCCGTGGCGCATACGGTCTGATGGGCCAGGAAATGATCGGCTGGCTGACCCATCTGCAACACACGCGCCGCAAGAACGTGTGGTTCGTCGGGATCCTCAACGAGGCCCTGGACGATTTCAACCGTCGGGTTTTCACGCTGCAGATCGATGGCTCCAAGACTGGTCTGGAGTTACCCGGCATCGTTGATGAGGTGGTCACGTTGGCCGAGGTCAAGGCTGACGACGGTAGCAGCTACCGCGCATTCGTGTGCCACACGCTCAATCAGTGGGGCTACCCGGCAAAGGACCGCTCTGGTCGCCTGGACCCAGTGGAGGAGCCCAACCTCGGGCGCCTCATGCAGAAGATCGCCGGCCCCGCACGTCCCGCCAGCGAGCGCCTGGACTTTGCCCGTCCGCAGGCCAGTGCCGCGGAGCCCGCTTCCAGCGCAACCCCATCCGCCACCACGGCATCCGTTTCCTCTCAGGAGTCCTGATCATGACCTTTTTCGATTTCAACTCTGCCGCCGAGCAGTCCAGCTACGACCTCATCCCCAAAGGCACGGTGGTGCGCGTGCGCATGACCATCAAGCCAGGCGGCTATGACGATCCGTCCCAGGGCTGGACCGGCGGCTACGCGACCCGCAGCATGACCACCGGCTCGGTGTATCTGAACTGCGAGTTCGTGGTGCTCGATGGCCCGTTCGCCCGTCGCAAGATGTGGTCGCTCATTGGCCTGTACAGCGCCAAGGGGGCCGAGTGGACCAATATGGGCCGGACCTTCATCAAGGCCATCCTGAACTCCGCACGCGGCATCAATCCGAACGACAGCAGCCCGGCAGCGCAGAACGCCCGACGCATCAGCGGCTTCGCCGACCTGGAGGGCATCGAGTTCGTTGGCAAGGTGGACTGGGACAAGGACCAGAACGGCCAGGACAAGTGCGTCATCAAGTCGGCCGTCACGCCGGAGCACAAGGACTACGCCGCTCACATGAATGATGTGCCAGCGGGGGCAGCCAGTGCGCCGGCCAGTAGTGGTAGTGCCAATGCCTATGCGCAGGCCACCGGTCGCGCGCCGGTGCCGGGTCGCCCCAGCTGGGCGCAGTAAGGGGGAATTGCCATGATTCTTCGCCCCCGCCAAGCCCTGCTTGTGCAGAGGACCCTCGCGGCCCTCGGCGAGCATGGCAATACCCTGGCCGTTGCGCCCACCGGTTCGGGCAAGACCATCATGCTGTCGGCCGTGGCCGGCAGCCTGTTGGCTGAACCCGATGCCAAGGCTTGCATCCTGGCCCATCGCACCGAATTAACAGGCCAGAACCGCAGCAAGTTCGAGCGCGTTAACCCGGGCCTCAAAACGTCGGTGTTCGACGCCAACGAGAAATCCTGGGATGGCAACGCCACCTTCGCTATGGTGCAGACCCTCTCGCGAAAGACGAATCTGGACCAGCTGCCCACCCTGGACCTGCTGGTCATCGATGAGGCGCACCATGCCGCTTCGCCCAGTTACCGGGAGGTGATTGACCAGGTGCTGGTCAAGAACCCGAAGGCGGCCATCTGCGGTCTGACTGCCACCCCGAACCGGGGTGACGGCAAGGGCCTGCGCGAAGTGTTCAGCAACGTGGCTGACCAGATCACGCTGGGCGAGATGATCGCCAGCGGCCACCTGGTGCCGCCACGGACCTATGTGATCGACGTTGGCACGCAAGAGGCGCTGCGCAAGGTGCGCCGCACTGCGATCGACTTCGACATGAACGAGGTTGCCAACATCCTCAACAAGACGCTGGTCACCGAGTCGGTGATCAACAATTGGAAGGCCAAGGCACGCGACCGCAAGACCATCGTGTTCTGCTCGACCGTCGAGCACGCCACGGATGTGTGCTCCGCTTTCAATCGGGCAGGAATTGAGTCCGTCCTGATTCACGGCGAGTTGTCCGATGACGAGCGCAAGGAGCGTCTGACCGCCTATGAAAACGGCAGCACCCAGGTCGTCGTCAACGTGGCCGTGCTGACCGAGGGATACGACTACACGCCCACCTCGTGCGTGGTACTGCTGCGCCCCAGCTCCTACAAGTCCACCTTCATTCAGATGGTGGGCCGTGGCCTGCGCACGGTCGATCCGCAGGAGTTTCCGGGCTTAGTCAAGACCGATTGCATCGTCCTGGACTTCGGCACGGCAAGTCTGATGCATGGCGCGCTGGAGCAGGAGGTCAACCTCGATGGCCATGACAACCTCGGCGATGCCCCCACCAAGGAATGCCCGGAGTGCGGTGCCACGGTACCGATGGCCGTCATGGAGTGCCCGCTGTGCGGCCATGTCTGGGAAGAGCAGGACAACCCATCACGCGGGGTGCTCGATCACTTTGTGATGAGTGAGATCGATCTGCTCAGCCGATCCAACTTCCGCTGGTGCGACCTCTTTGGCAGTGACGACGCGCTCATGGCCACCGGCTTCAATGCATGGGGTGGCATCTTCTTTCTCAACGGGCGCTGGCACGCCGTGGGCGGTGCCAAGGGGCACACCACGCAGCTGCTTGCCGTTGGCGAACGCACCGTCTGCATGGCCAAGGCCGATGACTGGCTCAACGAGCATGAGTCGGAGGACTCGGCGCACAAGACGCGGCGCTGGCTCAACGAGTCGCCCACGCCGAAGCAACTGCAGTACTTGCCGCCAGAACTGAGGGCCGACTTCGGCCTGACCCGCTACCAGGCCTCGGCACTGCTGTCGTTCCGCTTCAACCGCAATGCCATCGTGCGGCTGGTCAATGCGGCCAACGACGCCCACGCGCACCAAGTTCTGGAGGCTGCGTGAAATGTGCCGTCTGCCATCGCAAAGCCAAGGGGTACGGCTGGTTCAACCCGCGTGTGCCCCGCTCGGACCCATCCCGTCACAACGACAAGTGGGTGTTCTGCAGCCGTCCCTGTCAGGAGGCCTTCTCCAAGCTCATGAACAAAACGGAGGGCCAAATGATTGACCCCAGCGATATGGAAATCGCCGCCATGCAGTCCTGCCTCGGCCCTCTGGGGGAGTACGTCGGCTCCATCGGCATGCAGCGGCCACTGGCCGACTACAGCCGGGACGAGGTGCTCATGCTCATTGATGTGGTCGTTACCCGGTACCAGGACAGCATGCTCGCGGAACACGAGCGCATGGCCGCTCGCGACCGGAAGTTTCTGGAACAGCGCATCGCCATCCAAGCCGCAGGCCGGCAGCAAGGACGGTCGTGATGCTGGACTTCAATCACCGTCCGAAATTTCATGAGCAGGTCGGTGCGCTCATCGATGACGCGCTGGCGCTGGAGCGCGATGGGCAGACGCCGCGCGACTATCTGGGCGCATCCCGGCTGGGTGTGGCGTGTGAACGCGCGCTGCAGTTTGAGTACACCCGCACGCCGGTGGACCCGGGGCGCGATTTCTCCGGCCGCGTGCTGCGCATCTTCGAGGTGGGCCATGTACTGGAAGACCTGGCCATCCGCTGGTTGCGACTGATCGGCTTTGACCTCTACACCCGCAAGGCCCATGGCGGCCAGTTTGGCTTCTCCGTGGCCGGCGGCCGCATCAAGGGTCACGTCGACGGCATCCTGAACGATGGTCCCTCGGAGCTGGGCATGCGCTACCCGGCGCTATGGGAGTGCAAGACCATGAACGACAAGTCCTGGCGGGACACGGTCAAGAACGATGTGTCCAAGTCCAAGCCGGTCTATGCCGCGCAGATGGCTATCTACCAGGCCTACATGGAAGGCAGTATTCCCGGGATCTCGGAGAACCCGGCGCTGTTCACGGCCATCAACAAGGACACCCAGGAAATCTGGTTCGAGTTGGTGCCTTTCGATGGCGGGCTTGCGCAGCGCATGTCCGACCGGGCGGTGCGCGTCATCAGCGCCACCGATGCGGGCGAGGTGCTGCCCCGTTTTTCGACTACGCCAACCCACCAGGAGTGCCGCTTCTGTTCATGGCAGGAACGCTGCTGGGGTGGGACCTGATGCACGAGTTCGGCTACTTTGACTTCAACGATGCAGCAGACAGGACCACCGGGGCAGTCGAGGACGTCGAGACCCTGCGCCAGGCGCTGATCGACAGGCTCGAGTCGGTCCTTCTGTTCCTGTTCCCCCAGGGGCGTATGCGTGGGGGCAAGTTCTATGTCGGTGACATCGACGGCTCTGCAGGCAAAAGTCTCGTGGTGGAGATGGAGGGATCGCGACGCGGCCTGTGGTTCGATTTCGCCACCGACATGGGCGGTGATGTATTCGATGCCTGGGCCATGTCGCGCAACCTGTCGGTCAGGACCGACTTTCCACGCATTCTGGATGAAGTGCGCCAGTGGTGTGGCGTGGCGCCGCCCATGGCCTCTAGCCCGAGGCGCGAGGCCCGGTCACAGTCGGTGGATGAACTGGGGCCGTACACGGCCACCTGGGACTATCAGACCTCTCTGGGCGAATTGATCGCCCGGGTGTACCGCTACGACCCCGAGCCTGGCCGTAAGGAGTTCAGGCCCTGGGATGTACGCGCCCGCATGTGGCGTGCGCCCGATCCGCGTCCGCTTTACAACCAGCCAGCCATGGCGACTGCTCGCCAGGTCGTGCTGGTGGAAGGTGAAAAGTGCGCCCAGGCCCTCATCGAGCAAGGCATCGTGGCCACCACCGCAATGAACGGCGCGCGAGCACCGATCGACAAAACCGACTGGTCCCCTCTGCGTGGCAAAGACGTCGTGATCTGGCCGGACCGCGATCCGCCGGGCTGGGACTATGCCGAGGCAGCTGCCAAAGCATGTGTGGCTGTGGGCAGTCGTTCAGTGGTGATCGTCATCCCGCCCGAAGGCAAGCCGGATAAGTGGGATGCGGCCGATGCCATCGACGAGGGGTTCGACTGCAAGACATTCATCGAGAGTAGCGAGCGCATCACGGTGAAGGCCAGCGCGGCTGTCCTGCCGGCTTTCACGATGGGCGAGATGCTCGACGACGACACACCGCTGCCGATAGACCTGGTGTCAGGCCGGATCATCACGACCGGCGGCATCGCGATCTTTGGCGGGGCGCCCAAGGTGGGCAAGAGCGACTTTCTTCTTTCGTGGCTGGCGCACATGGCAGCCGGCCTGCCGTTCCTGGACATGGTCCCAGCACGCCCTTTGAAGGTCTTCTACCTCCAGGCCGAGGTGCAGTACCCATACCTCAAGGAGCGGATGAAAGCCATTCGTCTGCCTAAAGATGCGCTCAGGCTCGCCCGGCGCAATCTGGTGGTGACGCCTCAGCTGCACCTCATCCTCGACGAGGACGGGCTGGAGAAGTTGATCCAAACCATCAGCGCGCAATTCGGTGGCGAGCCGCCAGACATCATCGCCATCGACCCGATCCGCAACGTGTTCGACGGTGGCGGCTCCGGTGGTGAGAACGACAACGACGCGATGATGTTTTTCCTCACGCGCCGGGTGGCCAGGCTGCAGCAGCGGGTCAATCTGGACTCGGGCGTGTTGCTGGTCCATCACACAAAGAAGATGACCAAGCGCCAGTTCGAGGAAGACCCGTTCCAGGCCTTCGCGGGTGCCAGCAGCCTGCGCAGTTTCTATACCTCCGCAATGCTGCTGCACCGGCCAGACGAGTTGTCCACGGTGCGGCAGTTGTATTTCGAGCTGCGCAACGGTCCAGGCCTTGCCCCCCGGTACGTCGACAAGGTCGATGGCCAGTGGACCGTCGTCAATGACAGCGAACGTCTGGTCAACAAGGATTACGGGAAGCGGCTCGATGCCGAGCGACGGCGCAAGACCGACGTGATCCTTCAGATCCTCTTTGATGAGGGCCTGAAGGGTAATTTCTACACCGCCAATCAGTTCGCCGAAGCCTTCGAGAGCAAGGCGGGCCTTGGCGGCGAGCGCTCGATCCGCGAGCGCCTGTCGGCCCTGGCCACGCAGGGCTACATCAAGTATTTCCGCAACGCTGCGGACTACGGGCTGCCGCCATTTGGCCGCTCCAAGTTTGGCTACATGTGCGTCGAGGGCATGGTCCACAACCGGCCCAAGGGCGAGCCCGATCCGGACACCGGTGAGGTGCCCGTGGCGTCCCTGTGCGTGCTGCCCACCCACTACAAGTGCCCGCTTTCCGGGGCGGCGATGCCCGTCGAAAACCCGGAGGTGTGGGTCTATCCCGAAAACAGCAACGACCCACAGGAGTCCGAATGAACACGATTTGCCAAGATAGAGACATCACGGCCGGCGTCTTTATACGCGCTGGCATTGACCCGCACGGGCACGCTTTGGCCCGCACGCGACGGGCATTGGACAAAGCCCGTAATGGTCCGCATCGGTGCGATCGCGCACACATTGGCGCGCAGCAGCAAGTTGGCAAAAACACCCCTGGAAGTTGGCAAACTTTTGCCAACTGGATTCAGTTGGCAGACCGTTTCCAACTTGATTCCGTTGTAAATCAACAAGTTACGTCGAAGTTGGCAAGATGGCAGGAAGGCAGATCTGCCAACTTGCCAACTGAGCTAACTCATTGTTTTTGTTCAGTTTCTACCCTTGACCCAGTTGTCGGAGACTCCCCCTCCTACTACGTAGGAGAGGGGGCTAATGCCCACTCTCCGTTACGTAGGGGAGATGCCTGCCCGGTCGATCCGGTGCCTGCATCGCGCACCGTGGTCATGGCCATCGACCTGGGCACCACGACCGGCTGGGCCATGCGAACGATTGATGGTCAGATCGAGCATGGCTTCGCGAGCTTCCGGCCCAGCCGCTATGAGGGCGGTGGCATGCGCTACCTGCGCTTCAAGCGGTGGCTCTCCGACATGCGCCACCTGGCCACCGACATCCACGCCGTGTACTTCGAGGAAGTGCGTCGCCATGCAGGGGTGGACGCAGCCCACGTCTACGGCGGCCTGATGGCCACGCTCACCGCTTGGTGTGAGCACCACAACCTGCCGTACCAGGGTGTGCCGGTGGGCACGATCAAAAAGCACGCCACCGGCAAAGGCAACGCCAGCAAGGACGAGGTCATCCAGTCCATGCGGGCACTGGGCCACCCGGTGACCGATGACAACGAAGCGGATGCCCTGGCGCTGTTGCACTGGGCTTTGGACACACAGGAGGGATGAACATGGTTGCAGCAACACTCGAATGGACGACGGACGACGTCGCCAACTGGCTGATCGAAGCGGCGCGCACGGCGCATCGCCTGCCACCGGTCAGGGTGCAAGGCCACTTCAACTGCTGGCCCACCATCGTGCGATCGGAGTACGAACGCATGGCCAGCGACGATGCGCCGGTCTACCGCTACCCACCCACGCCCGCCGAGGTCGAACGCATGCTCGTGGTCATGCAGTGGGTGCAGTGCCTGCGTACCGATCAGCGCAAGCTGGTGTGGATGCGGGCTGAGCGGTGGCGCTGGTATGACATCGGCAAACGCTTCGGTGTGGCACCCCGGACCGCGCAGCGCCACTGGGAAGTCGCAATCCAGGTCATCACCGACCATCTTTCGCAGGGAGGTTGACAGACGTTTCGGGGTGCAGCGAAGCCGTGCCTACCAATGCGGACAGATGCGAAAGATACGCGATTTTGAGGGTGTCGCGTTTTGCCTGGATTCACGATAAATTCTGTCTACGGTCGCGAGAGATACGTCTCCGATCACACAATCACACGAGCCCGCCCGGTAGCCCATGAGGCAATACCCGGCGGGTTTTTCAATTCTGGGTCTCATGCATTCAATCCACATCGAATACCGCCAGGTCGACGCGCTGATCCCCTACGCCCGCAATGCCAAGCAGCATTCGGAGGCACAGGTGGCCCAGATCGCGGCCAGCATTCGTGAGTTCGGATGGGGCGCACCAATCCTGATCGATGGTCAGAACAACGTGATTGCAGGTCACGGTCGATTGCTGGCAGCACGCAAGCTCGGTCTGCCCGAGGTCCCCGTCGTGCCCCTGGACCACTTGTCCGACACCCAGCGTCGCGCCCTGATCCTGGCCGATAACAAGATCGGCGAGAACGCATCCTGGGAAGACGAACTGCTGGGCATTGAGTTGGCTGACTTGAAGGACGCTGGCTTCGATCTTGGGCTGACCGGCTTCTCGCAAGAGGAGTGGGAGGCCCTGATCGCCGGGGAGGAAGCCACCAAGGATGGCCTGACCGATGAGGATGCTGTGCCCGAGGTCAGTGAAACGCCCATCTCCAAGACGGGGGATGTCTGGATCCTCGGTGAGCACAAGCTGCTATGTGGCGATGCCACCAAGGCCGATGACTTCAAGGACCTGTTGGGTGATGAGCTGGTGGACATGACCTTCACCGATCCACCCTACAACGTGAACTACGCCAACACGGCCAAGGACAAGATGCGTGGCAAGAACCGCCCCATCATGAACGACAACCTGGGCGACGGTTTCGGCAGCTTCCTGACGGACGCCTGTACCAACATCCTCACCCACACCAAGGGTGCGGTCTACATCGCCATGAGTTCGTCGGAGCTGGACACGCTGCAGTCGGCATTCCGTGCAGCAGGTGGTCGCTGGTCCACGTTCATCATCTGGGCCAAGAACACCTTCACGCTCGGCCGTGCCGACTACCAACGCCAGTACGAGCCCATCCTGTACGGCTGGCGCGACGGTGCCGATCACTTCTGGTGCGGTGCACGTGACCAGGGCGATGTCTGGAACGTCAAGAAGCCACAGAAGAACGATCTGCATCCGACCATGAAACCGGTGGAGTTGGTCGAGCGAGCGATCCGCAACAGCAGCAAGACCCGGGACCTGGTGCTGGATCCCTTTGGCGGCTCGGGCTCCACGTTGATCGCTTGCGAAAAATCAGGACGCCGTGCCCGGCTCATCGAACTTGATCCAAAGTACGTCGACGTGATCGTCAAGCGTTGGGAGGAGTTCACCGGGAAAAAGGCAGTGCGGGTCGGTGACCAGGTGCCGGAGCAGGAACCCGCTCTGAAGCCTGTTTAACCCAGCCTAGCCACGTACCTCGGATAGTCCCCGCCAGACGGGTCGATAAACAGGTAGGGCCGACCAGGCGCGTGGATTTCCACGCACAGCCGGCCCTGCATGAAGTAGCCACCCTTGCCTTTGAGCCAGTCGCGCGACTTGGAGAGGTTCTTGGCGAAGCCATCGAATTCCTCCGGTTCCATTTCCCGGGTCTCGGTGACATAGACCACGTAATCACCCGTGGCGGCGATGTCGGTGATGTCAGCGGGTTTGCGTCCAAAGGGCAGTCGGATGCTCAACTCTTCAACCTGCATCTCTTGGCCATCAAACGTTATGGTCAGAGGCTTGCGATCGATTGTGATGGTCATTGTTTTCATGGCTTGGCTCTTTGTCAGGCGACGCGGTAAACCCGCTGTCCACCAGCCTCCTTCGTCGAGGTGATCTCCAGGCCGAGCTTCTTCTTGAAGGCGCCGGTAAACGTTCCCCGGACCGTGTGGGCTTGCCACTGTGTGGCCTCGCAAATCTGTTCGATCGTGGCGCCCTCGGGACGCTTGAGCATCGCGATCACCTGCGCCTGCTTGCTGTTGTCCCGTGTCCGAGGTTTCGCAGCCGTCGCGGCCTCGATGACCTCGTCGATGGCCTGGGCGCTCACAGGCGCCTTGCGTGGCACACCCAAGGCCTCGTAGCCCTTAGCGGCCACGAACCAGTCCTTGCCGTCGTAGGTGATCAGGGCGCGCTTGAACAGGCCAGCGATCACTTTCTGGCGCGCACCGCCTTTGATGTTCTCAGGGAACCAGGCGATCTTGCCCTCGGTCTGCTGATGGGCATGGGCCAGGATGGCTTGCTGGGCGGGAGTGAGTTGGATGGTCATGGTGTGCTCCGATCAGGATTGGGTGTGAATGGGTGTGATGTTGGTTTCTGCGGCCTTGACGGCCCAGACGCTGACGTCGTGAAAGTCGAGCCGGTCGCTGCTCTGGGTTTCCAGGGTGTCGATGAACAGGTGCTGCTGGGCGATCTGCTCGAGCAGCTGGTTGAGCTTCGTGTTGGACTTCATTCGGTGATTCCTTTGGTTGGTTGATGGTGTTCGTATGAACGCTCTGTTCACAGAGGAAGCCAAGCGGAATCTCCGAAGCCGTTGCTTCTTTCTTGAATCAGTTGGAAACCTCGCGAAATGCCCCGCAGCGCACCCACTCCCTGTCGCTATCCAGGGTGCGCAGCCGTGGTGGCAACGCCAGGGTTTTGCGAGGCGCACAGGCAGCTGACTCATCGCGATTACGGGCGCGCGCGGCGCGGTTTCGATGCCGAGGTGGGCTTCTACCAATCACGGCAGTGGCGCTCGGTGCGGGCTGCCTTCTTGCGTGAGCACCCGTTGTGTGGCGGGTGTGGCGCCAAGGGCCTACTGGTGCCAGCCCGTGTCGTGGATCACGTTCGGCCCATCAAAGACGGTGGCCTACGGTTTGACAAAGCAAACTTGCAGTCGCTGTGCGTGCCCTGTCACAACAGCAAGACCGCACGCGAGTCAGCGGCGCGGTCGGGTCCCCCCAGGGGGGGATGAATCTCTACGGTTGGCAAGCCGCGATGCGCTCGCCTGCCCAAATTTTTCCGCGTGCAAATTGAAACAGGGGGGGATCCCCCCGGATGGGGACATTCATGGCTGGTCGTAAGCCGCTGCCGACCAAGGTCAAGCAGATCAAAGGAACGCTCCAGAAGTGCCGCACCAACCTGCGGGAACCCAAGCCCCAAGGGGATCTGGTCGACCCCCCGGATTACATGCCTGAGGGGGCCAAGGCCGCCTGGCGCTATGCACTCGGATGCGCGCCGCCCCACCTGCTCAAGCGTCTTGACATGTCGGTCCTGGAAATCTGGGCCTGCGCCGCAGACCTGTACCGCAAAGCCCAGGCAGGCATCGCCAAGACGGGTTTGCTGGTTAAGGCTCCCAACACAGGGGTGCCGATGCAGTCCCCTTACTTGGCCATCGCTAACAAGCAGGCTCAGATCATGACCAAGGCAGCCACCGAGATGGGCTTCACGCCAGCATCACGTTCTAGGGTCGTATTGCCGATTGAGTCTGCCGAAGACGCTTTCGATCCCTGGGCGGATATTGCTGGTTAAAGGAAGTGGGAATCGCTTTTCAGCTCGATTTGAACTTTTTCAGAGCTGCCTGTGCTTTCCTCTTTGAGCTGCAGAAATAAAAGCTATAGGTAGACGACATACCCGGTGCGCTGTCTGGCGAGGCCGATTCCTCAGCGTCTGAAAGAGCGTCAACCTCTTCTAGGAGTCCGTCAAACGGCTCACGCTCATCGAAATTTGGGTCGTTAGCGTCCTCGAGTACCTGCGCCCAGCGCGAATTAAAGACATCGCAGAGCAGCCCCCCTTCGGCATGACGGAAAGTTTTATCCACCATGAGCAGGAGGTGGTCGCAGTTGTCCGTCGTGTCGCAGTATGGGCAATGGACCTCGTCGTCACTCTCGTCGTCTTCACCGTCTGGTTCTTCGCCGTCTTCGTAGACGTTGTCCCAGTTGGATCGGGCAAAAGAAATTGCAGCCGCCTCGTCTAGGAAATAACCGACGGGATCAGATTCGACAGCCCAGACCCAAAAGACGCCGTGATATTCGTTTACACGTACTGGCCAGTTGTCGCTGTCGTTATGAATGAAGCCTGACCAGACGGTAGTCGCTTGATTGACGATGGTGTCGAGGAAAAGGTCGTGCACTGTCGCACCGAGGTCGCCTTCGAGCTTTCCCGCTTTCATCAACTTGAGTGCCTCTGGGTAGCTCTCGCTGCCGACTTCTTTCTTCAGAAGCGCCTGGACCGAGCGGCTTTTCGCGAGCACTTTGCATGCCTCGGTCAGATCGACGGTGCCAGCTGAAAAGCCCTTGTCCATGTTGTTCCCCATTTGCTCGGTACTACCAAATGGTAGTGCAGCTTTAAGCGTGAGCCCGAATCAAACGGCCAGCGGCCGTCTACCTTCCGAGTCTCCATTTGTCCAAAAAAGGTTCATATTCAGAGGTGGCGAGCCGTTACGCCGAGCAGGTGGTGGCAAGGGAGATCCTGGCTTGCCGCTGGGTGCAGCGGGCCTGCCAGCGACAACTGGATGACCTTGCCAAGTTCAAAGGAAAAGCCAGTCCCTACCTTTTCAACCCCAAGCTCACGGACAAGGACGGCAGGGGCTTCCAGCCTGCTGACAACATGTGCGCATTCATCGAGCGCTTGCCCCATGTGAAAGGGCCGCTGGCAGGCGAGCCGATTCACCTGGAGCCCTGGCAGGCCTTCATCCTGACAACGGTGTTCGGATGGGTCAAACCCAATGGCACGCGGCGCTTTCGGCGCTCGTACATCGAGGTGCCCCGGGGTAACGCCAAGTCGACCCTGTCGTCGGCCGTGGCCCTCTACATGCTGGCGGCCGACCGTGAAGGCGGTGCCGAGGTGTATTCGCTGGCAACCACGCGAGACCAGGCAAGGATCGTCTTTGGCGACGCCCAGACCATGGCCAGACGCAGCCCGGGATTTCGGCGCAGGTTTTCGGTGGAGGTCGGCGCACACAACATGCATGTGCTGGCCTCAGGCTCCAAGTTTGAGGCACTATCGGCTGAAGGCTCGACCCTGGACGGTCTGAACATCCACTTCGGATGCGTGGACGAACTACACGCACACAAGACCCGCACCGTCTACGACGTGGTCGAAACTGGCACAGGCAAGCGAGACAACTCGCTCCTCTGGGTGATCACCACTGCAGGGAGTAATCGAGCCGGCATCTGCTACGAGGTCCGGACCTTCGTGACCAAGTTGCTCGATGGCGTGTTTGAAGATGACACCCAGTTCGGAATCATCTACGGCTTGGACGATGGGGACGACTGGACATCCGAGAGTGCGCTAGTCAAGGCCAATCCCAACTGGGGCATCTCGGTACGGCCGGAAGTCCTGGTGCCGCTGCAGGCCAAGGCCATGCAGTTGCCCAGCGCTGTCAACAACTTCAAGACCAAGCACCTCAATGAGTGGGTCAACGCGGATACCGCCTGGATGGACATGCGGGCCTGGGATGCCTGCGGCGACTCGACTCTGGACATCGAGGCCTTCACTGGCCAGCCTTGCTGGATTGGACTGGATCTGGCCAGCAAGACGGACATCGCGGCGTTGGTACTGGTGTTTCCGCACCCCGAAGTTGCAGACGCCTACGTGGTCTTTGGCAAGTACTGCCTGCCCGAGGACACGGTAGCCGCCGCGGGCAACAGCCAGTACGACGGCTGGAGGCGCACTGGACGTCTGACCGTGACACCTGGAAACGTGATCGATTTCGGCTGGATTGAGGCAGACCTCCTGGAGATGGCCTCTCGGTTTGAGGTGCAAGCAGTGGCCTTTGACCCGTTCCAGGCCACGCAACTCTCGACCCGGATGCTGGCTGAAGGCCTGCCCATGATCGAAGTGCGTCCAACGGTGCTGAATTTCAGTGAGCCGATGAAGACGCTCGAAGCCCTGGTGCTTCAGAGAAAGCTCACCCATGACGGCGATCCGGTGCTCACCTGGATGGCCAGCAACGTGGTGGCGCATCTGGACGTCAAAGACAACATTTACCCACGCAAGGAGCGGGCAGAGAACAAGATCGACGGCATCGTGGCACTGATCATGGCGCTCTCGAGGGCTATCAAGCCCGGGGAGAACGTGGTGCTGGGATCCGACTACGAGTTGATGCTGCTCTGAGCTGATGGGAATACTGAGCTTTTTTGACCGATTTCGGGCGTCCAGTGATGACCGCTCAGCTTGGGGCGATTTTTGGTTTTCAGCAGTGACGACACGCAGCGTTTCCGGCATGCGGGTCTCGGCCGATTCGGCCATGCGCCTGGCAGCTGTCTACGCCTGCGTGCGGATCCTCTCGGAAACGATGGCATCGCTTCCCTTGGTTCTTTATCGCCAGCGCAAGGACGGCGGCAAGGACCGGGTGACCGACCACTGGCTGTACCAGGTGCTGGCCAAACGCCCCAACCGCTACCAGAACCCTTTCGAGTGGCGAGAAATGCTCCAAGGGCACCTGGCCCTTCGTGGCAACGCCTTCTGCCAGATCATCACCGATGGCCGTGGCGAAATCACCCAACTTGTTCCCATCCACCCCGATCGGGTGCGGATGGAACTGCTTGATAGCGGGGAATACCGCTACCGGGTGCGCAACCAGGGTGGTCAGGAGATGCTGCTGCCCCGGGGACAGGTCTGGCACCTGCGGGGCCTATCCTCAGATGGGCTTTTTGGCCTGAGCCCCATCGAATTGGCTCGGGAAAGCCTGGGGATGGCGCTGGCTGCCCAGGACTATGGCGCCCGGTTCTTTAACAACGACGCCAAGCCCACGGGCGGGTGGATTGAGTTTCCCGGGACCTTCAAGGATCAGGAGGCCAAGCGGGTGTTCCGCGAGTCCTACCAGGCGGCCCAGTCAGGGGCCAACCGGGGCAAGGTGCTCGTTCTTGAAAACGGCATGAAGTTCCATGAGGTGGGCGTCACAAACAAGGAAGCTCAGTTTCTGGAGCTGCGCAAGTTTCAGATCACGGACATCGCGCGCCTGTTTCGGGTGCCGCCGCACATGATCGCGGACCTGGACAGGGCAACGTTTTCCAACATCGAGCAGCAGAGCCTGGAGTTCGTCATGCACACCATGACGCCCTGGGCCGAGCGCTGGGAAGCGGCTATCGAGGCGGACTTGATGCTCGATGGCGATGAGCTGGAGGTCGAGTTCGACTTTGCCAACCTCATGCGCGGGGATGCGGCCAGCCGCTCGGCCTACTACCAAAGTGGGATCCAGAACGGGTGGCTAACCCGCAATGAGGCGCGAGTTGCGGAAAACCTTAATCCAATCGACGGGCTGGACCAGCCGCTTCGGCCGCTGAACATGGTGCAAGAGGAGGACGCCCAAGAAGTGGACGAAGCTGCTGAGGCTCAGCAGGGTGAGCCCCCTGAGCTGTGGGGAGGCGAGGGCGATCACGACCGAAGTGAAGACGCCCAAGCGCCTCCCAACCCCTTGCTCCAGCGCCTTAGGCGTCTGGTCGAGGCCAACGCCGGGCGCCTGGCCCGGCGAATCAGCAAAAAGGCGGGCCCCGGCGCCTCGGCGCTTTCTCTTGCACCGCCAGATCTGGAGCTAATTGCCGCGGCTCTGGGCCGCGATCTGGCAGCGGTTCAGGCCTGGGCCTGCGACCTGCCGATACCCCTAAACGAAGCTGCCCTTGTGGCAGCACTCATCGACCTTGGAACCCACGAATGAACAAGCAGCTGCTCCTAAGCGAGTTTTTGACCACGCCTTGGGCCCTGATGCCCGAGCGCCTGCAGGCCATGACCGGGGTGCTTTCCCGCTGGCAGGCGGGCGATCTACCCTCTGAGGAGACCATGCTCCAGGTCAATGCCGACCGGCTGATCCGGGAGAGCCGCAAGCAGTTTGCCTCGGCCAATGCCGGGGCTGGCATTGCCGTTCTGCCCTTGTACGGTGTGGTGACCCAGCGAGGCAACATGGTCGATGACATCTCAGGCCCGGGCAGCACCAGCACCCAGCAGTTCGCCGCCGCCCTGCGCCAGGTGCTTGCCGACGAAACAGTGGGCCAAATCCTCATCGATATCGATAGCCCCGGTGGCAGCGTTTACGGGGTGGCTGAACTGGCCGCTGAAATCACCCGGGCCCGCACCCAAAAGCCGGTGATTGCTGTGGCCAACAGCCTGGCGGCATCGGCCGCCTACTGGATTGGATGCGCGGCCAGCGAGTTCTACGTTACCCCGGGCGGAGAGGTGGGCTCGATTGGCGTCTGGCAGGCCCACTTCGACTACTCCAAGGCGCTGGAAGAGGATGGGGTCAAACCCACCCTCATCTCAGCGGGTAAGTACAAGGTCGAGGGTAACCCTTATGTACCGCTGGACGCCGAGGCTCAGACCTTCATGCAGTCCCGCGTCGATGACTACTACGACGCATTCGTCAAAGCCGTGGCCAAGGGCCGTGGCGTATCGGTTGCTGAGGTACGAGACGGCATGGGCCAGGGCCGTGTCCTTGGCGCAGATGCTGCGCTTGTCCAGAAGATGGTTGACGGCATCGCCACCTTCGACGAAGTCCTGACTCAGATGCAAAAGAAAGCCCGTGCGTCTCAAGTCAAGGGCGCCACCCGCCTGGCACAGGCGCGCGCATCCCTCGTCCTGATCTAACCCACGCCATCCGCCGCACTCCATAGAGGGCGGCAGAAACCGCGACCCGTTGGTCGCACCTCCCATGCGGCCCGTAGGTCGCATCCAACCCAAGCAACCGCCTCGAGTCTTTGACCGGGCGGTTTTTTCATTTCTGGAGAGAACCTATGAGTAAGCAACTGCGCGAGCTTCAAGCTCGCAAGACCGCCCTGGTCAAGGACGCCCGCAACCTGACCGAGATCGCTGCGGCCGAACAGCGCGACATGAACGAGCAAGAAGTCGTTGCCTTCGAGGCCCTCAAAGCCAAGATCGAGGCAACTTCGGCCGCCATTGACCGCGAGGCCGCCCTGATCGCGGAAGAGGCCCAGATGGCGCACCTTCCTTCACATGTCCCGAACCTGGCCGCTGGTGCCACCGGCAACCCCGTCATCTCTGTCTCCGACAACCTCGAGGCCGACCCCAAGCACGGGTTCAAGTCCGTGGGCGAGTTCCTTAAAACCGTCTGCCAGGCCCACAAGCCTGGTGCGAGTATTGATGAGCGGCTCATTGTGGGCTCGGGCCGCAACGCAGCCGCGCCCACCACCTTCGGCAGCGAAGGCTCGGCCCAGGATGGCGGCTTTTTGGTACCTCCCCAGTTTGCGCAGGAAATCTTTCAGCTCTCCTTGGGCGAGGACTCCCTGCTGCCGCTGACCGACAACGTCGAGATCACCGGCAACACCATGGCGTTCCCCAAGGACGAGACCACACCCTGGGGTAGTAACGGTATCCGTGCCTTCTGGCAGGGTGAGGCCACCCCGGCGGCGGGCACCAAGCCCGTCCTGGGCCTGGCCACGCTACGCCTGAAAAAGCTCATGGCCCTAGTGCCCGTGACCGACGAACTGCTGGACGACACCAATGCGCTATCGACCTACCTGCCCGACAAGATCGCCAACTCCATTCGCTGGAAGACCAATGAGTCCATCCTCTTTGGCTCGGGTACAGGCGTTCCTGCCGGCTGCATGACCGCGGCCACCACCGTCACGGTGGCCAAGGAGTCGGGTCAGGCCACCCAGACTCTTTTGGCCCAGAACCTCGCGAAGATGATCTCGCGCCTGCCTCCTGGTTCGTTTGCCAAGGCGGTGTGGATCGTCAATAACGACGTGCTGCCGGCGCTCTTTACCCTGACCCTGGGCAATTACCCGATCTACCTGCCCACGGGCCTGGGCGTGGGCGGCATCCAGGTCTCGCCCTACGGCACCTTGCTGGGCCGACCGGTCTTCGTCTCGCAGCATGCCAATTCCTTCTCGGGACAAGGCGACGTGCTGCTGGCTGACCTGTCGTACTACCAGACCATCACCAAGGCGGGCGGCATGCAGACGGCGACCTCCATGCACCTGTACTTCGATGCAGACCTGACGGCCTTCAGGACCACTTTCCGCATGGATGGCCAATCCAAGATCGCAGCGCCCATCACGCCTGCGAAGGGGAGTTCCAGCCTGTCGCCCTTCGTTCAACTGGGCGCGCGCTGAGCGCCCTAACACTTAAGGAGAACACTCATGTTTCCCAATGCAAAGGGCAGTGAACTGCTCGCCATCCTCGCTACGCTCGATCCCTCTAGCCAAGCTGCCGGAACCGCCACCACAGGTTGGATCTCAGTGGCCAACCACCACGGTCTTCTGACCATTGTCCAGACCGGCGTGCTCGGCACAGGCGCTACGGTCGATGCCAAGCTCCAGCAGGCCCAAGATGCCTCGGGCACCGGCGCCAAAGACATCACTGGTAAAGCGATCAGCCAGATCGTCAAGGCCACCGGTGACAACAAGCAGGCGCTCATCAACGTCAAGCCCGAGGACCTTGATACGGTCAGTGGCTTTGGCTTTGTACGCCTGTCCGTCACGGTGGGGGTGGCAGCGAGCCAGACCGCCGCGCAGGTCCTGGGTATCAATGGTCGCGAACTGCCAGCGAACACCGCTAACCAGGCTGCTGTCGTTCAGGTCGTCTGATGCCGCTGCAACTCGTCACCCCACCCGCGGAAGAGCCCGTCTCCCTTGCCGAGGCAAAGCAACACCTGCGGGTGGATGGTGGCGATGATGAGCTGCTGATCGGCTCGCTCATCGGCGCGGCCCGCCAGGCAGCCGAGACAAAGACCGGCAGGCAGTTGATCACTGCGCGCTGGAAGCTGCTGCTCGATGCCTTTCCTGGGCCGTCGCTGAAGCAATCTGCCACCGGTGCATCATTTAGCTTGCCGGGTCACGCGATCCTGCTCGCCAAATGCCCGGTTCAGGCGGTGGTAAGTATCGAGTACATGGACATGAATGGCGCAACGCAGGTGATGCCAGCCGGTGACTATGTGCTCGATGTTGCCTGCGAGCCGGCACGCCTGACGCCAGTGTTTGGCAAGACCTGGCCGCCTACCTTGCCTCAGATGGGGGCTGTTTCAGTCACCTTTGATGCGGGCTACGGCGCTGCCAGTGCAGTGCCCGAGGGTCTCAAAAGCTGGATCAAGTTGCGGGTGGGGAGTCTCTACGGGCATCGGGAAGAGATGTCGGTGCTCACCCGCGGTCGCATTGATCCCTTGCCCTTTGTGGACGGCCTGCTCGACGGCTTCAAGGTGAGCCTCGTATGAGTGTCATCAGCGCCGGGCAACTGAATCACCGCGTGCGTATTCAGCAGCCCACAACCGTCAAAGATGCTATCGGGGCTCCTACGCAGGTCTGGGCAGATGTGGCAACCGTCTGGGCAGACATCCAGCCCCTTTCGGGACGGGAAGCTCGGATTGCAGACAGGGTGGCAGCGGAGGTGACGCATCAGATCACGGTTCGCTACCGATCCGATCTTGATGATCCCCAGGTCGTTGCGCGGATGCGTGTGCTCTTTCGAGGCCGGATTTTCTCCGTTCACGCAGCACTCAATGACGATGAGGCCAATGTCGCCATCATCCTTTTGGCAAGCGAAGGACTTCTAGATGGCTAGGGTTGAAACCGTACGCATCGAGGGCCTGGCGCAGCTCGATCGCGCGCTTCGGGAACTTCCCCAACGCATCGCCAACCGGGGACTGCGAGCCTCGGTCTACGCCGGTGCGAAGGTGATCCGCGATGAGGCGCGCTCCCGGGCACCCAAAGCCGCTCAGTCACTTGGTCCTAAGCAACCGCCACCCGGAACGCTCAAACGCTCGGTGATCATGAAGCACATCCGTGAGCTTTCCGGCGGAGGTTGCCAGACGTTCTATGTGCTGGTACGCCATGGCAAGAAGTATCGTAACCAGGGCAAACGCGGCAACCTGTCGCAAGACGCCTGGTACTGGCGCTTTGTGGAGTTTGGCACCCGCAAGATGGCCGCCCGACCTTTCCTGCGTCCGGCGCTTGAGTCCCGCAGACGAGAGGCGGTCGACGCCATCAAGGAGCGCCTGACTGAGCGGATCGAGATCGAGGCCAAAGCCTTGAATGGACGCTAGCGATGCAGGACTTTTACGACGCCATCAAGCAGTTGGCGGGCGGTCAGGTTTATGCAGTCGTAGCTCCCCAGGACGCTCAGTACCCGACGCTGGTGTACACCCCCATCGATGAGGAACGGGTCATTGCGCTTGACGGCCCCAACCCGCTCAGGCGCTCCCGGGTGCAGGTGGACGCCTATGCCCGAACGCTCGCTGTCTGCGAACAGTTGCAAGAACAGGTGCTCTCGGCCTTGCTCTCTGACATCAACACCGTGGCCGATGTGCGCATGGGCCTGACCGATTTCGACCCTCAAGCCGGCATCTACCGGATTTCTGTGGACTTCACCTACTACCGGTAACGGTGGTCGTGCGGTCCTTTTTCAAAACCCACCTGGAGGCCTTTCATGCCTAGTACTGCGATCACCGCGCAGGGCATCACCATTGCCCGTTTCGGTACCACCACCTTTGAGACCATCCCCAACGTCGTGTCCTTCCAAGGACCCGGCGGCCAGGCATCGGTCATTGACGTCACCAATCTGGCATCGACTGCCAAGGAAAAGCGGGTGGGTCTTCGCGATGAAGGTCAGCTCTCTCTGTCGTTGCACTTCAACCCGGATGACACCGTCCACCAGGGGCTGCGCACTGACCGCGCGAATCGCACCCGTCGGCAATTCAAGATCACCTTTACCGACACCACTCCGACCGCGACCTGGACCTTCTACGGCTATGTGACGCAGTTCAGCGTCCAGGGCGGCGTGGATGCGGTGGTTGAGGCGAGCGTCACGATTGAAATCGATGGCGACATTACGGAGGCATGAAGCGCATGAATATTCTTTCCAAAGACGCCATCCTGGCTGCTGACGACCTGCCGCGCGAAACCGTTCACGTCCCCGAATGGGGTGGCGATGTGTACGTGCGCACGATGAGCGGCACCGATCGCGATGCCTTCGAGACCAGTCTCATCGCCCGCGAGGGTGAGCGGGACGGTCGCATGGAAAACGTCCGAGCACGACTCGTGGCGCTCACCCTGTGTGATGAGAGCGGTGCACGCCTTTTTGAAGATAGCGAGATTGCTGCCCTGGGCCGCAAGAGCGCCCGGGCGCTCGATCGTGTCTTTGCGGTGGCCCAGCGGCTAAACGGCATCGGTACCGAGCAGGCGGCAGCCGCAAAAAAGGCCTAAAGGCCAACCCCACCCGACGGTTCGTCTTTCGCCTGGCGCTTGCGCTGGGTATGCCGGTGCGCGAGCTGCTCGCTCGTATTGGATCTGACGAACTCACCGAGTGGATGGCCTTCTACCAAATCGAGCCTTTTGGCGACATGCGTGCCGATCTCAGAAGCGGTGTGATTGCTTCAACCTTTGCGAACGCCAACAGGGCCAAACACGCCCGTGCGTTTTCGCCGGAAGACTTCATGCCCTTCGTGGAAAGGACCGAACCTCGGGACGATGCCCGCCTGAATGTGGCCCGATTCAAGGCACTTTTTGCCCACAAGGTGAAAAAGCATGGCTGACCTCGGCTCTCTCGTTGTCAAGCTCTCGGCCGAGACGTCTGAGTTTCGGGCGGATCTGGGCCGTACCGCGCGCCTTCTGGATCGCCATGCCAACGACATGAAGACCTCGCTCCAGCAGGTCGCAACGGTGGCCAAGACCGCTTTTGCGGTGGCTGTCGGTGCGGCCTCGGTTGGCGCTTTGCGCGATTTCATTGACCGGACGATTGAGGCAACGGCAGCTTTACAGCAGTTGTCCGAGCAGACCGGAGCCAGCACCACGGCCTTGTCAGGGCTGGCCCCCGTTGCGACGATCTCCGGCACCGCCATGGAGACGATTGGCACCAATCTCTCCAAACTCTCTAAGGCCCTTGCCGGCGTGGATGACGAGGGGGCGGATGCCAGCAAGGCACTGCAGTTCCTTGGAATCACTGCCAAGGACTCTGGCGGGAATCTGCGCGATCCGGCAGAGGTGATCAACGATGTCGCTTTGAAACTTGCCCAGTTCGAGGATGGTGCTGGCAAAACGGCACTTGCCATGGACCTTTTTGGCAAGTCTGGTGCCTCGATGTTGCCCTTCTTGAAGGACCTTGCGGAAAACCAGAACCTCAACATCAGGCTTACCGCGCAGCAGATCGAGGAGGCTGACAAGGCGTCCAAGGCTATGGCGCGGATGCGGGCTGAGAGCAGCTTTGTCTCCCAGACCCTTGTGACAAGCGCCATACCGGCGTTTTCGGTCCTGGCCGAGGAACTCAAGAAGATCCTGCTTGGGACTGATAACGCGGTCGCTGGCATCAGCCGGCTGCGCGACGATGGGACGCTTGCCAAATGGGCAGAGACTTCCGCGTATGCGATTGCGGTGCTTGTGGATAGTCTGCGGGCTATCTTCCAGGGCATCAAGGCTATCGTCGGCAGCTTTCAGGCGGTTTGGGCTGACATTGAGCTGGCCGGTGGATTCATCGCCCGTGGCGCCTTGCCAGGCCTTGTGATGGAGAGCAACCGCAAGGCACTGCGTGAGGCACTCGATAAGCGCAACCAAATCGTCGAACAGGCTAACCGCAACTACGTCGATCTCTGGAACATGCCGCTGCTTGCTGATGCGGTGACCCAGCGCTTTGAGGAGATGCGCCGCAATGCGCAGGCAGGTGCAAGCCCGCAAGGCGACAAGCCGCAGCGTCCCACCCTGCAGTACAACACGGCAAGCGACGCCAACCGCGCAGAGGCACTTGCGGGAATCGAGCGCGGCGTCAAACGATTGCAGGATGCGCTAGATGTCGAGAGCGCGCTGCTCAAAGACCGTCAGCGGATCATTGATCTCTATGAAGGCCAAGGGTTTCTGACTTTTCAGGAGGGAAGTGCAGCCCGGATTGCAGCGCAGGAAGACTTCACCGAGCGGCTTCGCGCCAACATGGCTGAGGAAGAAGCCATCTTGAGGCGGGGTCTGGCCACCGTTGCCAAAACCACCCAGGAAAAAGCCAGACTCACGGCGCGACTCGAAGAGGTGATGTCCCGGCGCGCCCGACTCGAGCGCGAAGTTCAGATGGCAGGTCTTGAGCGAAACATCCGGGAACCCGGCGAGACGTTCAAGACCACGCTCGCGGACATTGAGCAGCGATCCAAGGCGCTTCAGGCACTGGCTGACGATGAGGCGGCCATCATGCGAAGCCGCCAGCGTGTCATTGACCTTTACCAGGAGCAGGGCTACCTGCGCTTTCGGGAGGCCACCGATCTGCGGGCGAACGCGCAGCAGGACTACCTGGAGCGCTCGCGCACCTTCTTTGACCAGGAGGAGGCCCTACTACGCACGGCACTGGAAACCGTTGCCAAAACCGCTGAACAGCGCCGGCAAATTGAGGAGCGGCTTGCCACCCTGGCTGCCAAGCGCCAACGCATGGAGCGCGATGCCGCCCAGGTCACCCTGGAGAGGGCTATTCGCAGCCCCTTTGAAGCCTTGCGCGACATCCAGGAGCGGGCCTCGCGAGCCGAATCGGAATTCAAGACCCGCGAGGAGCAGGTAAGGCTACTGCGTGAGTCGGGAGCGATCAGCGAACTCGAGTCTTTGCGGCGTCTGGCCACCGCCAGAGAGGAAAGTGCTCGGCAACTTGAGCAGTTGGCATCCGAGGCGCGTGCAGTGGCTGAGGCTGCGCCTGGCAACGAGCGCTTTGCCGAAGCCATGCGCCAGATCGCTGAAGCGGCGCGTACTGCGGCTGCGGGTGCCAAGGAGCTGGGGCAGCGCGCCAAGGAGGTTGCCGAGCCCTTCACGGCTGGATTTCAAAAGGGGCTGAAAAGCTTTATCGAAGATGCCGAGGCCATGGGCAAGCAGATCGAGTCGATCACGAGCCGAGCCTTCAACGGAATGACCGATGCGCTCACCCAGTTTGTGATGACCGGAAAGCTGGACTTCAAAAGTCTGGCCAACTCGATCATCTCCGACCTCATTCGAATCCAGATTCAGCGGGCGATCACCATTCCGTTGGCCAACGCCATGATGGGCCTCTTTGGCTTTGCCAACGGGGGCGTCATGACCGGATCAGGCCCCATGGCGCTACGCAGCTATGCCTCGGGCGGCATTGCCAACTCGCCACAGTTGGCCCTCTTTGGCGAGGGCAGCAGGCCAGAAGCCTACGTGCCGCTGCCTGACGGCCGATCCATTCCGGTCACGATGAGCGGTGACGCGTCCGCAGGGGACGTCTTCAACATTTCGGTCAGCGTCTCCGATGCAGGAACGTCAAGCCGCGGGGATGACCCGGGCGGACGCGATCTTGGCCGGGCGATTGCCAGCGCCGTACGGCAAGAACTGCTTGCCCAAAAGCGCGCCGGTGGCCTGCTCGATGGCCGGAGGGCGGTGTAAGTGGCGACCTTCACCTGGATCCCTTCGGTTGGAGCCAACCTGTCGATGCGGCCCACCGTGCGCCGTGTGGCCTTTGGCGATGGCTATGAGCAGCGTTTGGCCTTTGGCATTAACACCCAGCCTCAGGTCTGGTCGCTGGAGTTTCGGGGGCGCACCAGCACCGAGGCTGCCGCAATTGATGCGTTCTTGCGTGCACGGGGCGCCGTGCAGGCCTTTGATTGGACACCGCCTGGTGGCACTGCTGCCAAGTTCGTGTGCGAGGAGTGGAGTCGATCCGTGGATGAGCCCAACGTCGAATCGGTGCGGGTCACTTTCAAGCAGGTATTCGATTTGTCATGACCGCAGCCGCGATAACCGCTGAAATCCAGAAGCTTGCGCCCAGTAGCGTGATCGAACTCTTTGTGCTGGATCTGGCACTGTTTGGCCAGGGGCCGGTTCGCTTTCACGCTGGAACCAATGCCTTGCAGCAGCGGGTCGTCTGGCAGGGCAACGCCTATGAGGCATTTCCCATCGAGGTCGAAGGCTTCGAGTTCAATGGCAACGGACAGGTGCCCCGGCCGCGCCTGCGAGTAGCGAATGTCACGGGCGCCATCACGGCGCTGGTGCTCACCTACCAGGACCTGGTGGGCGCCAAGATCACGCGCAAGAGGACGCTTGCGAAATACCTGGATGCTGTGAACTTTGAGGGCGGCGCCAATCCGACAGCCGATCCCTCGGCCGAATTCGCTGATGACGTGTACTACGTCGACCGCAAGTCCAGAGAAACGCGCGATGTGGTCGAGTTTGAGTTGGCCGCATCCTTTGACCTGGAGGGGGTCACACTCCCTCGTCGGCAGATCGTTCAAAACGTGTGCCCCTGGCGCTACCGGGGGTCCGAGTGCGGTTACACAGGCACGGCCTACCTCGATGCCAATGACCAGGCGGTGGGTTCCAGCAGCCTGGATATCTGCGGCAAGCGTCTGTCATCGTGCAAGGCCCGATTTGGGCAGAACGCTGAGTTGCCCTTTGGTGGCTTCCCGGCAGCTGGGCTGATTCGTTGATGCTGCCCGAGAACCAAGTCCTGGCGCTCGATCACGCCCGGCAAGCCTTCCCCCGCGAGTCGTGCGGACTCCTTGTGATCCGAAAAGGTCGGGAGGTGTATTGGCCGTGCCGAAACCTTGGTGTGGGAACCGATCAGTTCGTGATTCACCCCGAGGACTACGCCAAAGCCGATGAGCAGGGCCAGATCCTTGCCGTGGTGCACAGCCACCCTGGGCTCCCGCCCGAGCCCAGTCAGGCCGACCGGGTAGCGTGCGAGGCCAGCGGCCTGCCTTGGCACATCGTGAGTGTGCCGAGCGACACCTGGGCAAGTATCGATCCGTCGGGTTACGTCGCTCCCTTGGTAGGCCGCGAATGGTCTCACGGCGTGCTCGACTGCTACGCCCTGGTGCGGGACTGGTTCCGAGCAGAGCGTGGGGTGGAATTGCCCAACTTCGCGCGCTTTGACGACTGGTGGAAGCGCGGGGAGAACCTCTACATGGAGAACTTTGCCCAGGCTGGCTTCTTTCCGGTAGGTGCGGACGAACTAAAGGTTGGGGACTGCTTCCTGATGCAGGTGGCGTCGCCCGTTCCGAATCACGCAGCGATCTATCTCGGAGACGGGCTGATCCTTCATCACTTGCAGGGGCGTCTTTCCAGCCGAGACGTCTACGGCGGCTTTTGGCAAAAAGTCACAACACACATCCTCAGGCATGGTCACGATCATTCTTCTCGGTGAACTTGGGCGCCTCTTCGGCCGCAGGCACAGCCTGGCCATCTCATCGGCTGCCGAGGCCATTCGGGCGCTTACGGCCAATTTCCCAGCCTTCGAGCGGGAATTGGTGGCCTCAGGCGAGCGTGGTGTGGGCTACCGCGTACTGGCCGGCCGTGAGGCATTGACGCTGGACCGACTGCATGAGCCGACAGGACAGAGCCGCATCACGATTGCACCCGTAGTCTCCGGTGCGGGTGGCAATGGCCTGGGCCAGATCTTGCTGGGTGCAGCCCTGTTGGCCGTTGCCTGGTGGAACCCGCTGGGCTGGGCGGCTTCAGGTGCGTTTTTGTCGCAGGCTACGCTCTATTCGGTGGGCACCGCCATGATTCTGGGTGGCGTGGCGCAGATGATTGCGCCCACCCCAAAAGCCACCGAGCCCTCTGAGCGCCCAGAAAATAAGCCCAGCTACAGTTTCAATGGTGCGGTCAACACCACCGCCCAAGGCCATCCCGTGCCGGTGGGTTACGGCCGATTGATAGTGGGCTCGGCGGTGATCAGCGCCGGCATTGACGTGGATGAGATCGCCGCATGAGCCAACTCATCATTGGGGCGGGCGGTGGCGGCAAAGGCGGTGGAGGAAGCGCCCGTGTGGCGCAAGAGGCCCCCGACAGCCTGCGTTCCAAAGCCTATGCGCGAGTGGTTGACCTCATTTCCGAGGGTGAGATCGAGGGGCTGGTCGACGGCCTGCAATCGGTCTACCTGGACGACACGCCGATTCAGAACCCTGATGGCTCGACCAACTTCTCAGGCGTCACCCTGGAGACCCGTAACGGCAGCCAGCAGCAAAGCTACGTGCCAGGCTTTTCGTCTGTTGAAAACGAAGTGGTCGTTGGCGTCGAGGTCAAGGCGAGCCAGCCGGTGGTGCGCTCCATCACTGATCCGGATGTGGATGCCGTTAGGGTAAAGGTCAGCGTGCCGCAGTTGACCAACCAGGACACGACCAATGGCGATCTCAATGGCAGCACGGTGAACTTTGCGATCGATCGCCAAGTGAACGGCGGTGGGTTCGTGGAGATGATCAACGACACGATCTCCGGCAAGACCACGACCAAGTACCAGCGCAGCTACTACGTGCCTCTCACGGGTAGTGGCCCCTGGGATATCCGTGTGCGCCGGATCACGGCAGACTCCACGTCGAGTGCGGTCCAGAACAAGACCTTTGTGGAGTCCTACACCGAGGTCATTGAAAGCAAACTGCGCTACCCCAACAGTGCCTTGGTGGCGCTTCGGGTCGATGCCTCCCAGTTCTCGAACATCCCGCGGCGCAGCTACGACATGAAGTTGCTGCGGGTTCGTGTTCCTGTGAACTACGACCCAGCCACGCGCGCTTACAGCGGTGTGTGGAATGGCACTTTCAAGATTGCCTGGACCGATAACCCTGCCTGGTGCTTTTACGACCTGGTGACCAGCACTCGCTATGGCTTGGGTGGCTACATCCCTGAAGCCCAAGTCGACAAGTGGGCGCTCTACCGGGTGGCTCAATACTGCGACCAGTTGGTCCCCAACGGGCTGGGCGGTGTCGAGCCGCGCTTTACCTGCAACCTGTACCTCCAGACGCGGGAGCAGGCCTACAAGGTCGTGCAGGACATGGCCTCGATCTTTCGGGGCATGGTGTACTGGTCCGGTGGCGCGATCACGGTCACGCAGGATGCGCCTGCCGATCCGGTCTACCAATTCGCACCCAGCAATGTCGTGGATGGCGAATTTGCCTATCAGGGGTCTTCGGCGAAGGCGCGGCACACGGTGGCCTTGGTCACATGGAACGACCCCGAAGACTTTTACCGCCAGAAGGTGGAGTACGTCGAGGACGCTGCCGGCATCGCCCGCTACGGCATCGTGCAAAGCGAAGTCGTGGCGCTGGGATGCACCTCAAGGGGCCAGGCTCACCGCGTGGGTAAGTGGCTCTTGTATTCCGAGCAGTCGGAATCCGAGATCGTCACCTTCCGCACGGGCCTGGAGGGTGCCGTGGTGCGTCCGGGTGACGTCATCAAGGTCGCTGATCCAGTTCGAGGCGGCATGCGCCTTGGGGGCAGAATCGCTGCGGCAACTGCCAGCACGGTCACTTTGGATCAGGACCTGCCAGCGGATCTCCCATGGCGGCTATCGGTCATTCTGCCTACTGGGTTGGTTCAGGAGCGGCTGGTAGGTCCGATTTCGGGTCGAGCCCTGACGGTGACGATACCGTTCAGTGCGGTGCCGCAGGCTGGCGCCATTTGGGTGCTTTCATCAATCATCATCGAGCCGCAACTCTTTCGGGTGGTTGCTGTCGCCGAGCGGGACCCTGGAGTGCACGAGGTCACCGCACTCGCTCACAACCCGAGCAAGTTCGATGCGATTGAAAAAGGGCTGGCATTGCAGCCCCGCTCGCTCACCGTCCTTTCGGACATGCCACCAGCACCGAGTGGGCTCTCCATGCAAGAGAGCCTGTACCGGGTCAAAGACCAGGCGCAGGTGCTGGTTCAGGTGTCCTGGAACGAGGTGCAGACCGCTGTTGCGTACCGGCTGTCCTACCGGGTGGGCGGTGGCAACTTCGTGAGCCTGCCGCTCACCAGTGCCAACTACGTCGAAATCCGGGATGCGCAAGAGGGCGCGTATGAATTCAGTCTGCGTGCGATCGGGATCACGCGCAAGGAGAGTGTTCCTGCGACCCTGAGCGCAACGGTTCTGGGTAAGACCCTGCCGCCGTCTGATGTCACGGGCTTCTCGGTCCAGCGCCGGGTCTCCGATCTGCTGATTTCTTGGGATGAACTACAAGATGCAGACCTTTCCGGCTACGAGGTCCGCGTGGGTGCTGGCTGGGATAACGGCCAGTTGGTGGCCAAGACCGCGGGCACGCAGATGGTCCACGACCAAAGCGCGGCTGGCCTTTACCCGTATCACATTCGGGCCTACGACACCTCAGGCAATTACAGCGCCCACGTCACAACCTTTGTGCTGAGCCTGCAAGCGCCCACTACCGTGCGTCAGTTCGATGTGGTGCAGTCGGCGAACCGGCTGGAGTTTCGGTGGCAGCCTAATCCAGAGCCTGAAGTTGTCGGGTATGAGCTTCGTGAGGGCGCGGCCTGGGATGCCTCGCTCTTTGTGGCCGAGGTCAAGTCCACCAGCTACACGCTTCCCTCGGGGTTTGATGGAGAGCGCAAGTTTTGGATCAAGGCGATTGCCTCCCCAGGCATCTACAGTGACACGCCGACCTTTGTCTCGACCGTAGTTGCCCAGCCGCAGAACGCCAATTTGATCCTGGCGCGCGATGAGCAGGCGCTAGGATTTCCTGGTACCAAGCACTTCGCTTCGGTCGTCTCGGTCAACGGTCGAAATGTGCTGCGCATGAGCACCGGTGCCCAGGTGGCTGAGTACCTGTTTGAGGTGGATCTTGTCTCCCCCATCCGCGCGCAGAACACGCTGCTCAATAGCCTCGGGGCTTCGGTCGATGACCGCACCACTTGGCTGGAGGCGAATTTCCCTTGGAGCAGCGATGCTGCAAGGCGTCAGTGGGCTTATGACGGTGCGATTGCCAATGTCGATGCCCGGTTTCAGATCGCCAGGGAAGATGCACTGCAAGCCGGTGAAGTCTACGGCTGGCGTCTGAACGGTTCTACCGCAGGCCTTGACGGTGGATTTGGCAGTCCAGTCTCCAGCCAGGCGGCAGGCGTAGCCTATGCCGCCGGCCGGTACGGCGACGGTCTCATGGTCAGAGACACCACCCGTGTGGCCTGGACGGTGAGCATCCCGTCGGTGTTTCACACCTCCTTTTGGTTCATACCGGCAGAGGTCACCACCTGCGTGATCTGGGCAGCTCTTGGCCCCGCAGGATCGCTCCTGGTGGGCTATGACGCCACAACGGCTGCGTTCTTTTTGGAGGACCAACTGTCCAGACGAGTGAGCGTACCCTTCGGGATATCGGTCACAGATCGCGTGTGCATTGGCGTGTGCCAGACCACCACCGAGCGACGGCTTTTTGTCGGTCGGATGGGCGGCGATGTTGAGTCAGCCAGTTCGGCGCTTGCGCCAATCGGAGGCATTACCAGTTTGCGTCTGTACTAGACCGCGGCTTTTCAACCTATCCCCAACCGTGGCGCTGCCCTCGAAAGAGACAGCGCCATTTCTTTATCCATTTCCATTTCACGAGGACTTTTCATGATCGACGAATCCATGCAGCTTCACGGCGCAATGACGCTGATTCTTCGCCGCGCAAACGGTGAAGTTGAGACGGTCCACAAGGACAACATCATCGTCAACGTCGGCTTTGACTTCATCGCTGACGCCATTGGCAAAGCTGCCAGCCGACCCGGCGTGATGGGCTTCATTGCGCTGGGTACCGGCACGACTGCGGCGGCTGCCACTCAGTCGGCGCTGGTGACCGAAATTGACCGAAATGCTGCGACCTACGCGCACACGGCAGGAACCAAGACTTTCACATTCAGCGCGGACTTCCTCGCAGGCGACAGCACCGGTGCCCTGACCGAAGCGGGGGTATTCAACGCATCGACTGGGGGCATCATGCTCGATCGCGTTGTCTTCCCAGTGGTCAACAAGGGTGCAGATGACAGTCTGACCGCGGTCTTCACCTTCACGATGAGCTGATCGAGATGCCCGATACGGTGACGGTCAGCGAGACCCAGGGTGCAAGGTACACCTGGGCGTCGGCTGGCTTTACATGGTCGAGCGCCAGCGCCGGAAAGAACTGGACCACGGCCTATCCTGCTGTCTACAACGTAGCAGTGGCTGTGACGCTGGCCTTCGTTGAGGCTACCGGTAGGCAGTGGACCAAGCGATCGAGTGAAACGCTGGCCCTTGCAGAAAAGCTGGTCAAGCAATTGACCCTGCGCGAATCAGAAGCTATCGGGTTTGGGGAAACCTACTCAGACCTGATCGCCTATGTACTTCGTTGGGTAGAAACGATGTCCTTTGGCGAGGCTGTCGGGAAAGCCAGTCGCAAGGAGGTGCGGGAGTCCTTCCAGGCCTCCGACTACCTAACCCGAGTGCTTACAAAGACCACTGCGGAGAGCCTGGCCTGGGGGGATGTGATTCGCAAAGGAGGCGTCAAGCGCCTGGCCGAAAGTCTGCCGATTTCTGAGGCGCCCCAACGCGGGGTCACCAAGAAAACCTTTGAAGCCTTTGGGCTGGGTGACGACTTGGATCGGCAGATGACCAAGCGCATCTCGGAGGCCGTCGCGTTTGCCGAGACCTATACCGACCTGATCGCTTTCATCTTGCGCATCAGCGAAAGTCTGGTGGTTAGCGACCTGGGCGCCAAGCAGGTACGCAAACCCTTGTCTGAGGCCTTTGGTACAACCGACAAGGCTGCAAGGCAGACGGTCAAGCGCGTCGCTGAGGCGATCGCGATAGGCGAGGCGCTGGGCCGCACGGTGGCCTACCGCCGAAATCTGGCTGAGGGCTTTGCGGTGTCTGATGCGCTGCGCAAAGCGGTAAGGCTGACTGCGCAGGAAGCATTGCTACTTGCCGAGCAGTACCGCAGACATGCCAACGGCGTGATCAGCGACATGATCGTTGGCAGTACGGAGATCACCGAACAGGACTTCGTTGCCATCGTCGAGGCCGGTCACCCGCCCGGGTACACCGACTTCCGGGATTTCATTCAGGGCGACTACACCTACCGTCGCGCGCTATTCCGGGCCATCTTGAATTCGCGCAATTCTGACCGCGGCTATATCGACGGTCTGCGCGTCACCGTGGATGTGCCTGACATCTTCGATCGCAGCACCGCACAGATCACCGATGCGGTCGCGGGCGCGGTGATCAATTTCACCCGCAGCTTCCGCGTGCCACCAGAGGTGACCATGACCCATAAGGGGGGCACCGCCGTGGCCATCCCTCGGCTGCTCGGCGCAGTCACCACGACTGGCTTCACCGCCGTCCTCGAAAACAGTTCCGGCACGCGCGTGACCGGCTCCTTCACCTGGATTGCACAGGGGTACTAGATGCAGAACTTCACCGACATACCGTCGTCCAGAACGCTGTCGGATTCTCTGATCGAGATTCTGAACAACGATAAGACGGCCATTTCGTGCAACAGCGGCACCACCTTCCCGACGACCAACCTTCAGATCGGGATGCTGTGCTACCGCACGGACCAGTTGAAGCTCTACCAGTTGATCGGTACGAATCCCGACAACTGGCGTTTCATCATGGATTTGGCGAGCGGCATCGATACGCAGTTCGCCGCCAAGCTCAATGCCGCGAGCTACACGGCGGCTGATGTCCTGGCGAAGCTGCTGACTGTGGATGGTGCAGGTACTGGACTGGATGCCGACCTGCTCGATGGCCAACATGCGAGCGCATTTGCCTCTAGCACGCACAACCACAACGCTGCCTATCTCGGCATCACCGCCAAGGCCGCCGACTCCGACAAGCTCGATGGCTATGACTCCACAGCCTTTGTGAGGTCGGTAAATGGTAATACCCCTGATGCCAACGGGAACGCAACCGTTGACTTGTCAAATCGCCTGGTGAAGACAGGCGACACCATGACTGGCAATCTCTACATGGGAAGTGGGTCCTTAGTCTATTCCAGCCAGTCCGGCTCGGCCGATAACGCCCGCAATACCGGTTATCGGATGAGCGATGGCCAAGACATTGGCGAGATGGGGCGCAGCAACCAGTACTACGACGACCTTGCCAGCAATTGCAATGGTGTGTTGCCCACCGGAAATTGTTCAGGTAATGCCAACTGGACGCTTCCAAATCTGAACTGGTGGACCTGGGGTCTGGGATTCAACTACTGCGCCAACATGGGTCAGTACGACGGCGCTGGTGGGACCAGCTACGGCAACTACGCCATCCCCAACTCTGGATACAACTACGACGGTTACTACCTCGCGCAAGACGAGATCGGAGGCGGCGAGTACCACCGTTGGTACCGTGCGTGCAACTGCAACTGCAATTGCGGGGGGTACAGCAACTGCAACTGCGGGACCACGGCCTTCAACTGCCGAACCAACTGCAATTGCAATTGCAACTGCGCCTGCTGTGGCTGGTGATGGAGGGGGACCGCATGAAGATTTACATCAGCCGATCGCGCTTTATGAGCCAGGCCCAGGCCTATGCCATCAAGCTTTACATCGATGCAAAGAAGCAGGAAGTGCAGGCCGTCATCGGCACCCAGTTGCGCCGGGTTGAAGATCAGCCAGCGGCGTTCAGCGTCGATGGTGTCGACTACTTTGATATCTCGAGCATGGTGATCCGGGTGTCCGAGTTGCGCGCAAGTCGCAACTGGTCCGACAGGCAGGTCTTTAGCTGCGCCTATGACTGGAAGCTGGGTCGATGGCTTGCGCCCTTTCCCCAATACGTCTACTCCCGCCCATTTCGGTTCACAGCCTATGAGATGAACCAGATGTTCAAGGTCGGTCAGGAGAATTCTCTGATCGCGCTCAATGTGCCATTCGCCGATAGCACCTTCGACGATTGCTTTTTGACTGTGAACCTGCATCCCACCCTGGGTGGGATCGTCGTCGAGGGCGACGCCTCAGACATTCTGAATCTGGGCTACGACACCCACGACGAGACCCGGCAGATGGTGTTTCCCTCGGTGCACGTGAGTGCGCCCCTGGTTGCCCAGGTGGGCCAGCCCCTTACCTTTTCGCTGCAGGTGGTCGACGGTGCAGGCCATCCCCTGCCGCATGACGCCGAGATCCATTTGGAAGTTGTCAATGGTTACTGCCCCAAGCCGCGGGTTCACACCCACCAGGGGGCGGCCCAGGCGGTGGTGTTGCCCCTGGGGCTGGAGGCGGGTGACGTCGTGCGGCTCAAGGCAGGCTTCAAGTTCTTCCCTGCGCTGGGTGAGGCGCAGGTGACGCTCACGCAGTAGGGGGGCGGCATGGAGGTCCATGACAACCTTTTTGATCCGCAGGAGTTGGAGCGTCTACGCGCCTGGCTTCTGGGGCAGTCCCTGATCTACGGTTGGCGCGCGCACAACCAGGCGCCGGGGTCGTTCTGGCATCGTAATTTCGTGTTGCCAGGTTCTCGACCGCACCACTACGACCAGAAGGCCTGGCATCCGGAGATGACCTTCGAGCGCCTGCTTGCCGAGGAGTCGCCGCTCTCGCAGATCGCCCAGAAGGTTCAGGCGCGGTTCTTCGGCAACGCCGAGATCACCCGGGTCTGGATGAATGTGCAGGCCTTTGGCGACGAGTCGGCCTTCCACCGAGACTTCCCCGTGGATTTCGCTGCGACGGCCCGCTCGGTGATTCTCTACCCCGTCCCCCGATGGGAGCGGGACTGGGGCGGCGACTTCGTGGTTTTGGGGGATGACGGGGAGATCAAGGGCGCCGCCCTGGTCAAACCCGGGCGGGTGGTTGCCATCCCCGGTTGCTCACTGCATGCGGTTCGGCCCATCTCCCGCTACTGCAATGAATTGCGCTTGGCGCTGGTCTTTGGATCCGAGGAGGTCACATGATCGAAATGTTCTGGCCCACTCCTGTGCTGCGAGACGAGTCCCCTTGGACTGCCGCCGAGTTAGCCGCCCTGCGGGATTTCGCGGCCGAGCGCTTTGCCCACCACAAAGCCTACCCGCAGGAGCATGGCCTGCCCGAAGTGGATACGCGGCTGCGGTTTCAACACAATCTCTTTCACCCCCGGCATGAGGAACTGGCTCCCGAGGTCTGGGGGCGGTTCAAGTTCTGGGTAGACGATCTGTACCGCGGCTATCTGCGCGAGGCTTATGGCGTGCGCAATGCGAACGACTTGCATATCCAAGCGCGCTGTACCCCGGCACTCAATGAGCCGGGGATGCGGGCTCAGCCTCACTACCACCACACCTGCGACCATGTCCTTTGCCTTTACCTCGATTGCGGGTATGGGCGCAGTCCCCCTTCCCAGAGGGACTGGGCTGTCGGTGACGGCGAACTGATCTTGCAGGATCCCCGCCCTATGGCGGGGTTTCCTTTTTGGGAAAAGGTTCGCTACATCGAGACCCGGCCAGGCCTGGTCGTGCTGCACCCCTCACGAGTCTGGCACGAGACCAACCCCTTTAATGCTCAGGGCAACCGCGTCCTGCTGGTGGTGACCCTGCGGGTCGCCTCCCACAACTACTGCGAGCTCTACACGGAGCTGGGAAGCCCTGGGCGCCTGAATCGGCAGCTTGATCCGCAGCCTGATTCCCAATTCGACCCACGTCCAACCTTGAATTCGACGGAGAGACCATGACTGCGACTTCCCATTCCTCGAACCCGATCGGCCTGAACACCCGCGCGGGCTATAGAGCCAAGGCCGCGCGCCTGAGCAACACCCAGGTGCAGATGGTGGTGGATGTTGAGCCACTGAATGGAAATCCTGGCTCGCGCCATACCTTCAATTTGACGATGCTGCCCGGTCAGGATGTGGCTGAGCTTTGTCGTACCGCCTATCCCATTGCATTTGAAGGAGGTGAGCTTTGAAATTCACACTCACTCTTAACGGTCAGCGCGGATTCCAGCGACAAGCCATTTATGACCCAGAAGATTCCAGCCTGATTTGGGCCGACAGCGGGGAACCGTTACCTCTGCCGCAGGCGTTTCCCCGGCAAGAATTGGATTGGGAGCCGTTCTGGCACCTCCATCATCCATCTAACCCTGCTGGCAAGTCCCGAGACATCAAACACTTGAAGCTCCAACTTGGACTCAAGTGCAATTACGCCTGCCAATATTGCTCGCAGGCCCATCAGCCGCATGACCTCGACGGGCACCCCGATGATGTCCTGCCTTTCATGGAGCAACTCCAGGGGTGGTTTGCCGGAGGAGCCGACGGCCAAGGGAGTGGCGTCAAGATCGAATTCTGGGGTGGCGAGCCATTCGTTTACTGGAAGCTGTTGCGTCCTCTGGGGGAGGCAGTCAAAGCCCGGTATCCACATGCGCAACTTTCCATTGTGACCAATGGCTCGCTCTTTGACGACGAAAAGCTTGCCTGGGTTGAGGCGCTGGACATTGGGATCGGTCTTTCTCACGATGGCCCTGCTCAATCGTTCCGTGGCCCTGATCCGTTGGACGATCCTGAGCGACTGGCACACATCAAACGCTGGGTTTCACGCCGTATGCCGATCGACAGGATGAGTTTCAACACGGTTTTGCATCGCCATAACCAGTCACTCAAAGCGGTACGGAAGTTCTTCTCCGACAAGCTTGACTTGCCGGTTCAGGCCGTTGTGCTGGCCACGGAAGAGGTGATGCTCCCCTATGACACCTCAGGTCAGGCTCTTTCTCTTCAAGGTGCCGACCATGTTCGGTATCTGCACCAGCTCTTTTGGGAGTTGGCTACGGGTTCAGCTATGGCGGTGGGAACGCTGCGCGACAAGGTCGATGAGTTTTTGCGTTCTCAGGGGCAACGCCGTCCGTTGGCTGCGCTGGGCCAAAAGTGTGGCATGGACCGCTCAGACTCGATTGCGGTAGACATGAAGGGCAACGTCACGACCTGCCAAAACATGAGCGCCTCCACTGAACACAAAATCGGGCAGGTGGATTCATTCGACGAAATCAGCCTGGATACGGCTTACCACTTCAGTACGCGAAGCGAATGTCCTCGATGCCCGGTGGTGCAACTGTGCAAGGGGGCATGCCTATTTTTGGAGGGTGACTTCTGGAGCGGGGCCTGCGACAACTCGTTTACGCACAACCTGGCCGTACTCTCTGCGGCTCTTTACTATCAGACGCAGGGACTAGTCCTCACAAGGGTTGAGGCACCGGCGATTCGTGCCGAAGGCATCACCGGGGTAGATGTCATCAATCTTGGGTTTGTGGAGCGTGGCGGGGACTTTTCTGCTCTCAGTGAAGCAGTAATGCCAACCATCTATCAGCCGTCGGCTCTTCAAGAGCGAAAGCCTTTCCCTATCGCCGTTGTCGCCGGATAAGCGGCGCCTCGTTCAATCTGTACCGTCGCCCGCCTGGCTCACGCCAGAGTGGGCTTTTTCTATTTGGAGAAGACCATGACCGATGACACCCAGAACCCCTCGGTCCTCAGCATGCGCCAGGAGGACCTTGACGAGCTATTGACTCGTGCAGCCGAACGTGGAGCTGAGCGATGTCTCGCGCACCTTGGTCTCGAAAACGGGAGCGCAGCGCGGGATATCAGGGAGCTTCGCGATCTTCTCGAGGCGTGGAGGGATGCCCGTCGCACTGCTTGGCGGACCACGATCAAGGTAGTGACCACTGCAATCCTGGCTATGTTGCTTGTAGGCGCTGCCATCAAGCTCAAGTTGATGGGAGGTGCCCAATGATCGAGACATTGCTAGGTGGCTTCCTTGGCGGAGCCTTCCGACTGGCTCCTGAAATTCTGAAGTGGCTTGACCGCAAGGGAGAGCGTGGTCACGAACTTGCCATGCAGGACAAGGCGCTTGAGTTCGAGAAATTGCGTGGCGCCCAGCGCATGGCCGAGATCGGCGCGGCGGCCGATGCGGCCTGGAACATCGGTGCTATCGATGCTTTGAAGGAAGCGGTGGCAGCCCAAGGGCACCAGTCAGGTGTCAGGTGGGTTGATGCGCTCTCCGCCAGCGTGCGTCCAGTGATCACCTATTGGTTCATGGGCTTGTACTGCTCGGCCAAGACCGCGGCCTTTGCCGCCGCCGTGACCGCTGGCGCAGGCTGGGGCGAGGCCATCCTGCATGCATGGACAGAGGCCGATCAGGCGCTATGGGCCGGGGTTCTCAACTTCTGGTTCCTAGGACGCGTCTTTGATCGGGTACGGTCATGACTGCGGTTCCTCAGGTGGCAATCGACCTCGCCAAGCGATTCGAGGGCTTTTGCCGCGTGCCGAAGAATGATCCTAGGGCACATCCCTACATTTGTCCGGCCGGATTCTGGACGATTGGGTACGGCCACCTGTGTGAACAATCGCATCCACCAATAACCGCGGTTGAGGGCGAAGCCTACCTGGCGCAAGACATGCAAGTCGCTCTGAACGCAACCCTACGTCACTGCCCTGTGTTGGCGACGGAGACCGCTGGTCGTTTGGGCGCAATCGTCGACTTCACGTTTAATCTTGGTGTCGGTCGGTTGCAGACGTCTACTCTCAGGCGTCGGATCAATCAGCGCGACTGGCCAGGCGTGGTCTTCGAATTGAAGCGGTGGGTGTACGGTGGCGGGAGGGTGCTACCGGGGCTGGTTGCGCGGCGGGAGGCTGAATGCAGGCTCATCCTGTGA